CGTAATGTAGAGACGAAGGCCGCCATCCAATCGGCGGCCTTTTGAGACGGTGAATTGGACAGGCGAAGAAGCAGGATGTGGACATTCAGAAAGGGCAGTTCCTGGACTTAGAAGCTAATCAGAAACATTGTCCATGAGGTGATGAAATGTTAAGTGAAAAACAGATTGAAAAGAAACTTGTAGAAGCCGTAAAGCAGCGAGGCGGACTCGCGCCCAAGCTGATCTCCCCTGGTATGGATGGTATGCCGGATCGGATGGTTCTGCTGCCTGGCGAATGCATTCTCTTTGTCGAGGTGAAAGCACCCGGAAGGAAACCCAGGCCCCTCCAGGTGCTTCGGCACAGACAGCTTACAGAACTTGGATTTGAAGTCTATGTCCTCGATGATCCGGATCAGATCCCAGAGATACTTTCAGGAGGCTTGAAATGAAATTCATTCCCCACAGATATCAGGAGTACGCGATCTCCTTTATCGAAACCCATAAGGAAGCCATGCTGCTTCTGGATATGGGTCTTGGCAAGACGGTGATTTCACTAACTGCGATTCTCAATCTAATGTTTGATCGCTTTGAGGTGAAGAAAACGTTAGTCATCGCCCCGCTTCGAGTTGCAAAGACCGTCTGGCCAGAGGAGAAAAACCAATGGGACCATACCCATTTTCTTCGGATGTCGGTAATCACCGGATCCGCAAAGCAGCGAAAAGAAGCCTTGCGCACTCCTGCCGATGTTTATGTCATCAACCGTGAAAATGTCAAATGGCTGATCTCCAGCTTCGAAGATGCAAAAATCCCCTGGCCATTTGATATGGTCGTCATCGACGAGCTATCCTCCTTCAAAAACCATAAGAGTCAGAGATGGAAAGCCTTAAAGAAGGTACGTCCAATGATCGGACGCATGGTCGGCCTTACCGGAACACCTGCATCAAACGGCTTGATGGACCTTTGGGCAGAGACTTACCTGATCGACAACGGCAAAAGGCTCGGACGATTCATCGGCAGATACCGCGAAGCTTTCTTTAAGGCGGACGGAATGAATCCATACACTGGTATCGTCTACAACTATTCCCCGCTTCCTGGTGCTGAAGAAGAAATCTATGAACGGATCTCTGACATCTCGGTATCCATGAAGTCAAAGGACTATCTGAACATGCCGGAGCGAATCGAAGCAAATCACTACGTTGAGATGGATCCGAAAGAAAAACGGCTATATGACAAAATGAAAGATCAGCTGCTAGTAACCCTGGATGGTGAAACCATCGATGCCTCCAATGCTGCCGTCCTCTCCGGAAAGCTCATGCAGATGGCAAATGGTGCGATCTATAACAATCAGAAGGAAGTCAAAGTTATCCATGACAAGAAACTTCTGATGCTCGCCGATCTGATCGAACAGGCAAATGGTCAGAATGTCCTGATTGCGTACTGGTACAAGCATGACCTTAGCCGAATCCTGGATTACCTGAAAGAATTGGGATATGCACCACGGGAGATCCGAACAGATACCGACATCACCGATTGGAATGCAGGACGGATTCCGATTGGACTTATCTCTCCCGCCAGCGCCGGCCACGGGCTGAACATCCAGAAAGGCGGCCATATCCTGATCTGGTTTTCCCTGGTCTGGAGCCTGGAGATGTATCAACAGACGAACTCCCGCCTCTGGCGTCAGGGACAAAAAGAGGTGGTTACAATCCATCATATCCTGACCAAGGATACAATCGATGAGCAGATCCAGAAGGCTCTCTCAAGAAAAGAAACCACCCAGTCCTCCCTGATTGATGCTGTAAAAGCACATCTGTAGCATCGGAGGTGATCCATGAAATACAAGAATACAAACATTGACCCATACGAGGCACTGGCAAACGCCATCGTTCTTCAGGCAGTCAAAGACTACCGGAGCACACTTAAGGCCTGCGCCAGAAACCCGTCAAATCGTTCAGCCAAATTCCGAAAAGAACAGCTGGAACGTTTCTTTCTCTCCGAATGGTACAGGTTACTTACCCACATCGATGGAGAGATGCTAATCGAAAAACTAAATCAGGAGGTGAAATCATGACACCAAAACAGTACTTAAACCAGGCGAAGCACCTGGATGCGATGATTAACTGCCGTTTAAGAGAAATCGATTACTGGAAGGATCTCTCCGTGTCCATTACTTCAGGACGGTACGATGGCATGCCGCACAGTCCCAACCGGCCTGCTGATGCAGCCTTTGTCAGCTGCATCGAGCGGATCGATGAGGCACAGCAGGATGTGGCAGAGAAGGTAGCAAGACTGATCACGCTGCGGGAGGAGATCAGCAGTCAGATCAGCCTGCTTTTAAACCGTGATGAACAGCTCGTGCTGCGCTTCCGCTACGTCGATGGATGCACCTGGGAAGACATCGCCGGTATCCTGAACGTGTCGGTTCGCACCGTTCACCGCATCCACGGATCGGCGCTGCAGAATTTTTCCGTGCCGGAATGAAAGTTGGCACACTTTGGCACAGTTTGTCACACTTGCCCTGTGATATAGTTATACTGACGAAAGAGAATAAAGATACAGGCCTCGGAGAAATCCGGGGCTTTTGTTTTGCAAGGAAGTGATAACCATGCCAAGGAAACCAAAGCGGCCCTGCCGTTATCCAGACTGCTCGAACCTCTGCGATGACGGCGAGCAGTACTGCCCTACGCACAAGAGGATGATGGAAAAGCACTACGACAACTTCACCCGCGGTTACAACGGACATAAGCGTTACGGGAGTCAGTGGAGAAAAATAAGGACGCGATATGTAAAGAAGCACCCTCTCTGTGAGGAATGCTTAAAACATGGCAGGTATGTTCTCGTTGAAGAAGTCCATCACATCGTTCCGATCTCCGAAGGAGGAACGAACGACGAAAGGAATCTCGAAAGTTTATGCCGGAGCTGTCACGAAAAGATCCATCGCGGACGAGTTAACAGATAAAAGCCGCCCATTTCAGGCGGCTTCGTTACATGTTTAAGAGATCTGCATGGCTTCCGGTGTCTACCAGAGTCAATGTAAGTATGTCATTCTCAATCAGATAGATAAGAAGCCAATCCGGCTGAATATGGCACTCACGGAAACCTTTGAGTTTTCCCTTCAGTTCGTGGTCATGATACTTTTCTTCCAACGCTTTACCCTGACGTAAAGTGTTGATGACATCATCAAGAAGAGAAAGGTCCAGCCCACGCTTCTTCATCAGCTTATAGCTTTTCTTATAAGCCGAAGTAAATTTGACGTTTAAGATCATTCAGGCTTCAAGAGCTTTCTTAAGATCTTCCATGCTGGTGTATCCCGGCACGTCAGGGTCACGGGAAATGCGCTTTGCCTCATCGGCAGCGCTGAGCAATTCTTTAGAGTACTGTGGAACCTCAACCTTGAAAGGAAGTCCGCCTCTCATAATGCACTGTCTTAAGAAAATATTGACAGCGCCGGACATGTCCAGACCGAGTTCATTAAAGAGTTCGTTCGCCTGCTTTTTAACACCGGAATCAATACGGATCTGCGTTTGAACTGTAGACATATAAATCATCTCCTTTCAGTTCAAATTATAGTTTATATGGTTTACGTTGTCAATCAAAACGACAATATTCTGTTGGGAGGGGCGGTCTGAATCTCTAAAGGCAATCAGCCAAAAGACCGGCGCCCCCTCTCGCGTGCAGAAAAAGCGAAATCAAACGGGGTATAGCCCCCTGCCCTTTTGGAAAGGATTATTTATGGCGAAAGATGGAACCGCCAGAGGCGGCATGCGTTTCGGTCAGGGACGCCCGCCCAAGGCGATCAAGGAAAAAGTGGATGCCGGAAACCGCGGCGGAAGAAAACTTCAGATCATGGACCTGCCGAATCCTCCGGATATAGAAGGACACTCTGCTCCGGATCCCCGTGACTACATGCTCGAAAAACAGCAAAGCGGGATCGAGCTCTGTGCTGCTGACATATTCCAGGAAACCTGGGACTGGCTGGCTTCACTGAAATGCGAAAAACTCGTAGCTCGCCAGCTCATCGATCAGTATGCCATGAGTGTGGCCCGCTGGATTCAGTGTGAACACGCAATCTCCCGCTACTCCATGCTATCCAAGCATCCGACCAGTGGAAAGCCAATTGCCTCCCCTTTTGTCACGATGTCACAGAACTATATGAAACAGACCAATCAGCTCTGGTATCAGATTTACCAGATCGTAAAGGAAAACTGTCTGACGGATTACAATGGCAATGACCTGCAGGATGACGTGATGGAACGGCTTCTTCGCGCCAGGAAAGGAATCTAAATGAACACAAAGAAATTAGAACAGGTGCCAATCGACAAGCTTGTGCCTTATGCCAGAAATGCCAGAACGCACTCCAAAGAGCAGATAGCGCAGCTGCGCTCTTCTTTAAGAGAGTTCGGCTTTGTGTCTCCAGCTGTCATCGACAGCGACTACAACATTCTTGTCGGACATGGAAGAATTGCTGCTGCCCGCGAGGAAGGATATACGACAGTTCCTTGTGTGTTTGCAGAAGATCTGACGGATGCACAAAAGCGTGCCTACATCCTTGCGGATAATCAGCTCGCATTAAATGCCGGCTGGGATGAAGAGATGCTCTCTGTAGAGCTGTCTGATCTGCAGGAAAATGCCTTTGATCTTTCACTCCTGGGGTTTGACGATAAGGAGCTGGAAAAGCTTATGAATAGTGATTCTGACAGCGATGTGGAAGACGACGACTTCGATTTGTCCTCCGCCCTTGAACAGGCATCCTTTGTCGAGCCTGGTGATCTCTGGGTGGTTGGACGCCACCGCCTGATGTGTGGCGACGCAACCTCTTCTGAAGATGTCAATACACTTATGAATGGAAAGCGTGCAAACCTCATTCTCACCGACCCACCATACGGGGTATCGTTCAAGGCCTCCGATGGCCTGACGATCAAGAACGACAGCCTGAAGGGAGAAGAATTCTACAACTTCCTGCTTTCCGCATTTCAGAACATGGCTGATCACTTGGAAAAAGGCGGTGCTGCCTACTGCTTTCATGCCGATACCGAAGGCCTCACCTTTAGGAAAGCATTTGTCGATGCTGGCTTTCATCTGGCCGGCGTGTGTATCTGGGTGAAGAACTCCCTGGTGCTTGGACGCTCTGACTATCAGTGGCAGCATGAGCCTGTGCTTTATGGTTTCCTGCAGAACGGGAAGCATCCGTGGTATGCCGGAAGATCGGAAACAACGATCTGGAATTTCGATAAGCCAAAACGAAACAAAGATCATCCGACCAGCAAGCCTTTAGATCTTCTGGGTTATCCGATTAAAAACTCCACACAGGAAAATGCGATTGTGCTCGATACCTTCGGAGGCTCCGGCTCTACATTGATGGCTTGCGAGCAGCTGAACCGCACCTGCATGACGATGGAGCTGGATCCGAAGTACGCATCAGTCATCCTCCGCCGCTACGTCGAAGACACCGGTGATTCTGAGCACGTGTATGTAAAGCGGGCCGGGAAGAAAATCCCATATTCTGACCTTGTCAAAGAGGTGGAAACGGCCTGAAATATTCTCACATAAAGCTTGATATTTCAACCCTTTAGAGTGATATATGTACGTACCAAAAGAATGCATGACAAGGAGGTACGCAACATGAAATTAAACTACAACGCAGCAGGAGAAGAACGAAAATCCCTGGTTACCGAGATCTGCCGGATCACCGGAGACATTTCTCAGTACCAGTACATGCCAACCTGTGCCTACAAGATCGGTGATGTCACGGTGGACAAAACCGGAACCGTATCCTGCGAAGATGAAGAAAAGCTCAGTCACATCGAAGAAGAACTGAAGAAAGTCGCCTTTGTCCCGGCGGGTAATGCCGAAGAGGAAAAGACAGAGGAAGAAATCTGCGGACTTACCATCGAGGTTCCGCTCGACAAGGTAAGCGTCGGCAACCTTTCCAACATCCTTAAGGCAAAAGGGACGCTGATCCGTCATGCTCTTGGGATCAGTGACCTTGGGTTTGAAATTAAGGAAGACCGGATTGCATTCCCTTGGTTCTCCGAAATGCCGGATGCAGAGGAAGCGAAAGCCTACACGGATTTCATTTCCATGCTCTGCAGGTTTTCAAAGGAACTGAAACACGCAAGCAGCAGGCAGATGCCAGTAACCAACGAAAAGTACACCTTCCGCTGTTTCCTCCTTCGGCTTGGATTCATCGGAACAGACTACAAGAAGGAACGGAAAATCCTGCTAAAGAATCTTTCCGGAAACTCCAGCTGGAAGAACGGCGCACCGGAAACGGAGGTGCAGGCATGAGAATGATCAGCGACAGACAGCTTGAAGCCTTAAGAAAACAGTACCCGGACGGCACCCGCGTGGAGCTTCTTCAGATGGATGATATTCAGGCTCCTCCACCTGGGACGATGGGAACCGTCTATGGTATTGATGACACCGGATCTCTTCTGGTTCGCTGGGACAATGGAAGCGGACTTTCCGTGATCTTTGGTGAGGACCTCGTCAGAAAGGTCGGTGACTGATATGGAGCAGAAAATAAAAGAACAGATCCTTTCCATCCGGGACACTGGCCTTACAAATATGTTTGACATCCAGATGGTTCAGCGGATTGCCTTTGACAGCGGGTACTATGAACTGGTGACGTTCTTGGAAGATTTCTGGGAAGAATATCTACACTTCATTCTTCATGGAGACGGTGAAAACACTTGAGAAATACACATTTTCTGCGATAAACGACTTGCTATTACATCCGTTTAGAGTGATATATACACTAACAAAAGATACACACAAAACGAACTACAAGGCAGCAGCCACGGAGGAAACAAAGGAAACGATCAGAAACCAGGCGGAAGACGCCGAAGATCGGATCATGGAGATGGGAAAAGCTTACCGGAAGATCTACCGCGAATACGAAAAGTCCATGGACAACGAAAACGAGTACCTCGACTTTTCCGATGTGATCTGGGACGATGAAGTTGAGCCGCTGATCAAGACCATGAAGGAAAACGGAATCGAGCACTTCACCTACTCCTGCCGGGCAACGGACGCGGTTGAAACCATCTGGCTTTTTAAGCAGGCAGGATGCACGATCGAAGGCATGATTGAGATCAATGCCAGAAAGAACTTCCTTACCGGCTATGACAAGGCCCACACCTTCCTGATGAGCATTCGTTGAGCCAGGGAGAAAGAACCCCGCGAGGGGCTTTCTCTCGTAGGAGTCTCTTCTCAGATTTTACAGATATTTACCGGATTTCCTGCACATAGTGCTTGCTATTCTTCCTCTTTAGAGTGATATATATACACAACAAAAGAGGAAGGCACAGGCCAAAGGCCAGAAAGGACAAGAATCATGTGGGAAAAAGGAACGCTTTTGATCGAAGAAACAACCGTAAAATACTGCATTAAGCATTACACAGAGCCTTCTGAAGACTACGGAATCGATGGAGGCAGAATCAGCAAGATGCAGCTTAAGGTAAACGGAGAAACGACACTCAATTATGACCGCGGCTGGGACATCGAGCCGGAGGATGAAGCAAGCCAGCTGGCATACGGAATCCTGATTCACGAATACAACTAAGAAACCAAGAGAGAACGGAGCTTAAGGCTCTGTTTCTCGTAGACATAGAACTTACGCAGATCGCTTCGGCGGTCTTTTATTTTTGCCGCAAAGGAAGTGAATGACCATTGGCAATGCGAAAATTAAAACGCTACAAAGTGACACGCTTCATGGAAGAGACATCCCACTATGACAAGTCCCTCGCGGATTACGCGGTGCTCTTTATCGAGCAGCTCTGCCACACCAAAGGAACCTGGGCCGGAAAGCCGTTTGAACTGATCGACTGGCAGGAACAGATCGTCCGGGACCTGTTCGGTGTGGTTAAGGAAAATGGCTACCGTCAGTTTAACACGGCCTATGTCGAAATCCCAAAGAAACAGGGAAAGTCAGAGCTTGCTGCTGCCATTGCGCTGCTTCTTACCTGCGGTGATGGCGAGGAGCGTGCTGAAGTTTATGGATGCGCAGCGGACCGGAACCAGGCGAAGATTGTCTTTGATGTGGCGGTCGATATGGTCCGTTTTTGTCCGGCGCTGTCTAAGCGCGTAAAGATCCTCGGATCGCAGAAGCGGCTCGAGTATCTTCCGACGCACAGCTTTTATCAGGTGCTTTCCGCCGACGTGGCCAACAAACACGGCTTCAATACACACGGCGTCATCTTCGATGAGCTGCACACGCAGCCGAACCGGAAGCTCTTTGATGGCATGACAAAAGGAAGCGGCGACGCAAGGATGCAGCCGTTGTTTTTCCTGATCACGACCGCAGGGACCGACACAAATTCCATCTGCTATGAGCAGCACGAGAAGGCACTCGACATCATGAGCGGAAGAAAGCATGACCCGACCTTCTACCCCGTGATCTTCGGTGCAGACGAATCCGAGGACTGGACGGATCCAAAGGTCTGGAAAAAAGCGAATCCTTCTCTAGGCATCACCGTAGGAATCGATAAGGTTGAGGCGGCCTGTGAGTCTGCCAAGCAGAACCCTGGAGAAGAAAACTCCTTCCGGCAGCTGAGACTGAACCAGTGGGTGAAGCAGTCGGTGCGCTGGATGCCGATGGATAAATGGGATGCCTGCGCATTTCCCATTGATGAAGATGATCTGGAAGGACGCGTCTGCTACGGAGGTCTCGATCTTTCCTCTACCACCGACATCACCGCCTTTGTCCTGGTGTTTCCGCCGAGGGATGAAGATGACAAGTACGTGGTTCTTCCGTATTTTTGGGTGCCAGAAGAGACACTTGACCTTCGTGTCCGGCGCGACCATGTGCCGTACGATCTCTGGGAAAAGCAAGGCGTGCTTCAGACCACCGAGGGAAATGTGATCCACTACGGATACATTGAGAAGTTCATTGAAAGTCTTGGCGAGCGGTTCAATATCCGCGAGATCGCCTTCGACCGCTGGGGAGCTGTTCAGATGGTGCAGAACTTAGAAGGCATGGGCTTTACCGTGGTACCGTTCGGCCAGGGCTTTAAGGACATGAGCCCTCCGACCAAGGAGCTGATGAAGCTCGTGCTGGAAAAACGGATCGCCCACGGCGGCCACCCGGTGCTTCGCTGGATGATGGATAACATCTACATCCGGCGCGATCCTGCAGGAAACATCAAGGCAGATAAAGAGAAATCCACCGAAAAGATCGACGGCGCGATTGCGACGATCATGGCTTTAGACCGGTCGATCCGCATGGGCAACGACAACACCGTCTCTGTCTACGATTCGAGAGGCATCCTATTTTTATAGAGATGCAGTGACTGAACACAGTATCGGGAAGTTCCAATGCATATCTGTTCCTGCAATGTAATGGTTCTTAACAATTGTGGTTAAGATCCATTGGTTGATGCCATACATTTTCATCGGTATACTTGTTTTCAGAAGGAGGAAAAAAATATGGCCATAATGATAAGTTCAAACCTTCGAATGCTTCGCAGTAATAGCAATTATTCCCTTGAGAACGTGGCAGAAATTGTAGGCGTCTCACGCCAGACTATTGCAAAGTGGGAAAGCGGTGAGACATATCCAGATATAGAAAACTGTGTAAAATTATCTGCTCTGTTTAAGGTGTCTCTCGACGCTTTTGTAAAAGAACCGATTCAGCTGATGGATAATGAACCAAATGATAAAGGTCAGTATATGTTCGGAATTGTGAAAGTCGCCGAGAATGGTGCCATTCCACTGCCCGAAAAAGCCAAGCAGCTTATGAATATCATGCCGGGTGACAGGATGCTCCTTCTTGGGGATAAGAGACAAGGGATTGCTGTTGTTAAGTGCGATGGAATCAATGACTACATAGATATGGAGGAACGGCAATGACAACAGAATTTGTAAAACTGGAAATGAAAAACAATCCGGCGACAACCGCAGAGCTTACTGGTTACCGGGATGTAATCTGCGAATATGGTGAGAAAGGATTTTCATATGCAGGATACGTTCCTGTGAAATCCGGACCGAGCGGAAAGCTTCTGGAAATCGAATTAATTTTTCAGAAATAAAAGATAACACGATAACACATAAAGGCTTTTGAAAGGCATCTATCTTTGGATAGGTGCTTTTTTCATGCTATTTTGGGGAGAAATTTATGAGCATATTTTCAAAAATCTTCTGGTCAAGGGATAAGCCCAAGGACAGCACTGCAGGCAGCAGCTACCGCTTCTTTTTCGGCGGGACAACTGCCGGAAAACATGTGACGGAGCGCTCCGCTATGCAGATCACAGCCGTCTATTCCTGCGTGCGGATTCTTTCGGAGGCGATCACAAGTCTTCCGCTTCATCTGTACCGCTACACCGATAACGGAAGCAAGGAGAAAGCAATCGATCATCCGCTATATTCCATTATTCACGATGAACCGAATCCGGAACTCACCTCTTTTGCATTCCGGGAAGCGCTGATGACGCACCTTCTTCTATGGGGAAATGCCTATGCCCAGATCATAAGGAACGGGAAAGGCGAAGTTGTCGCACTTTACCCATTGATGCCAAACCGCATGACGGTAGACCGAGATGAAAACGGAAGACTCTACTACGAGTACCAGACCTCCGATGATGAAGCACATACGATGAAAGGTTCACTCGTCAGGCTTCTTCCAAAAGATGTGCTGCATATTCCTGGCTTAGGGTTTGATGGACTCGTCGGATACACTCCGATTGCGATGGCCAAGAACTCCATCGGCATGACCATGGCCGCGGAAGAATACGGCGCAAAGTTCTTTGCAAACGGCGCGACGCCAGGCGGCATCCTGGAGCATCCCGGAGTCGTCAAAGACCCCGAGCGTATCCGCGAAAGCTGGAACTCTGCTTTCGGAGGCTCCGCCAATTCCAATAAGGTAGCGGTTCTAGAAGAAGGCATGCACTATACCCCAATCTCCATTTCTCCGGAGCAGGCACAGTTCCTAGAGACAAGAAAGTTTCAGATCGATGAGATCGCAAGGATCTTCAGGATTCCACCTCACATGATCGGAGACTTAGATAAAAGCTCGTTTAACAACATCGAGCAGCAGTCCTTAGAGTTCGTCAAGTACACGCTTGATCCCTGGGTCTGCCGCTGGGAACAGTCCATGCGAAAGGCGCTTCTTTCTGATGAGGAAAAGAGGCGTTACTTTTTTAAGTTCAACGTAGATGGGCTCCTTCGGGGCGACTATGAAAGCCGCATGAATGGCTACGCCACGGCAAGACAGAACGGCTGGATGAGCGCAAACGACATCCGGGAGCTTGAGAACCTGAACCGTATCCCAAAGGAAGATGGCGGTGATCTGTACCTGATCAATGGAAATATGACGAAACTCAAAGACGCCGGCATCTTTGCAGGAAATACGCAAGTAGAAGGAACAAAGGAAGCAGAAAAAAAATGAGCAGTCATCTGATTTTGATGACCTGCTCCATGTAAGGAGGAAGAACCCTGTATGAACAGACAGTTCTGGAAATGGGTGAACAATATTGAGCCAGACCCATTCGGATCGGACCGCACACTCTACTTAAGCGGCGAGATCTCCGATGAGACCTGGTACGGCGATGAAGTCACGCCCGAAATCTTCAAGGGTGAATTAAACAGCGGCAAAGGAAACATCACGCTCTGGATCAATTCTCCCGGAGGAGATGTCTTTGCGGCTGCCCAGATCTACAACATGCTGATGGATTACCCCTATGACATTACGGTAAAGATTGATGCCCTGGCAGCATCCGCAGCCTCTGTCATTGCGATGGCAGGAACCAGGGTCTGTATGAGCCCAGTGGCCATGCTCATGATCCATAATCCAATGACCATCGCTATTGGAGATACCGAGGAAATGCAAAAGGCAATCGACATGCTTTCTGAAGTCAAGGAGTCCATCATGAATGCCTACGAGATCAAGTCCGGACTGTCCCGGAACAAAATCTCGAAGCTCATGGACGCGGAGACCTGGATGAATGCGAAGGAAGCAAAGAAGCTGGGATTTTCTGATGAAATACTCTTTTCTGATGACTCCGAATCAGACATTAATAAGGATTCTGAGGATGATGGAATAGAGATGCTTTTCTCGCGTAAAGCCGTCACGGATTCTCTTTTATCCAGGCTGATTCCAAAGAAACCAGAAAAGACAAAGGAACATACGGTGCCTGTCACCGAGCTTAAGAAGCGGCTTTCGCTTCTTTCACACTAAGGAGGATAAACAATATGACACAGATTATGGATCTTATGGAAAGACGCGCGAAGGCATGGGACGCTGCAAAGAAGTTCCTTGATGCGCACTCAGATAATGGAGGCAATGTATCGGAAGAGGATGCAGCCACCTATGACAAAATGGAGAAGGAAGTCACCGATCTCACACACGACATTGAGCGTCTGCAGAGACAGGAGCAGATTGAACAGATGATGAGACAGCCGACCTCGTCTCCACTTACCGGAAAACCAGGAGCTGGCGATGCATCCGACGAAAAGACCGGTACAGCAAGCAACGCCTACAAGGCAGCGTTCTGGGATTCTATCCGCAAGCGCAACTGGTACGATGTGAAAAATGTTCTTGAGATCGGAACGGATGCCAACGGCGGTTACCTTGTCCCGGATGAATACGAGAAGCAGCTGGTGCAGGCGTTAAACGACGAGAACTTCTTCCGCTCACTGGCTCATGTCATTCAGACGCAGTCCGGCACGCACACCATTCCGGTGGTCGCTTCTCACGGAACGGCAGCCTGGATGGATGAAAACGGTCTCTATCCGGAGTCGGACGACACATTCGATCAGATTACGCTCGATGCATACAAGCTCGGAACCGCCATCAAGGTTTCTGAAGAGCTGATGAACGACTCGGTGTTCGATCTGGAAAGCTACATCTCAACCGAGTTCGCCCGTCGCATCGGTGCTGCTGAGGAAGAGGCATTCCTTACCGGAGACGGCAAAAAGAAGCCGGAAGGCGTCTTTACCAAGGTAAAAGCGGACAAGAACGCAACCACGGAGATTGCAAACACAAACATCAGCTTCGATGCCATCATGGATGTGTTCCATTCCTTAAGAAGCGTCTACCGCAACCGCGCGACCTGGATCCTGAACGATTCCACGGTGAAGGCTCTTCGCAAGATCAAGGATAACAACGGAAACTATATCTGGCAGCCTGCTGTAGTTTCTGGTCAGCCGGATATGATCTTAAACCGTCCGTACAAGACTAGCATTTACGCACCAGAGCTTGCTGCAGGAAATGTTCCGCTTCTCTTTGGGGACTTCTCCTACTACTGGATCGCTGAACGTCAGGGCCGTTCCTTCAAAAGACTTTCTGAGCTCTATGCGGCAAATGGCCAGATCGGGTTCCTTGCTTCTGAGCGTGTGGATGGAAGACTGATCCTTCCGGAGGCAGTAAGAGGTCTTTCCATCAAGGCATCTGCATAAGGAATCAGCGGCGGGACTTTGCTCCCGCCATTATTAAGGAGAGGTCTATATGGAAGTCACACTGGATGAAGTCAAAACCTATCTTCGCGTCAGCTCCTTAGATGAAGATGATCTGATTAACAGCCTGATTGCTTCTTCTGAGGAGCTTGTCAAAAGTATCTCCCGTCTTACAGAAGAAGAATGGGAAAAAAGCGATGAAAAGGTGCAGGTTCAGATCCGTATTGCGGTGCTTTATACAGTCGCTTACCTGTATGAACACCGGGAAGAAGCAGACCACGAAGGGCTGAACCAGACCCTTCGCGCGCTTCTTTTCGGCGTCCGAAAGGAGGAGTTCTGATGAGCATTGCGCTTTTAAGCGAGCAGATTCTGATCCAGAAATCGGAGGTCACTTCGGATGCCATCGGAAACCGTATCAGCACCTGGAAGGATTACTTTTCCTGCTATGCAGGCGTCAGCTCAGAATCACCGAAAGAAGCAACGGCTGCCGGAGCCACCTGGGATGAAAGCATGATCGACTTTACGGTCCGCTGGTGCAATGAAACTGAATCCCTCCGCTCCAAAGGATACCGGGTACTTTTCCGGGATGCTGTCTACAGCATCGAAGGAATTGACCACATGAATTTTAAGAAGAAATCGATAAAGCTTCACTGCAGGAGGACTGCTTCATGAGCCAGAAAGTAAACATCGACGGCCTAGCAGATGCGATCAACCGGGAGCTTAAGGAATACGCGCAGTCTACTTCAGAATCCGTAAAGGATGCGGTCAAAAAAACCGGAAAAGCAGTCCGAAAAGATATCTCGTCTTCTGCTCCAAGAAGAACCGGTGCCTACGCGAAAAGCTGGTCGGTAAAGACGATGAAGGAAACAGCAGATTCACTCCAGGTCACCGTCTACTCGAGAAATCGGTACCAGATCGCGCATCTGTTAGAGCATGGCCACGCCAAGCGTGGCGGAGGAAGAGTCGCTGCGCAGCCCCATATTGCTCCAGCTGAAGAGCGGGGAGAAAAACAGCTAGAACGTATGATCAGAAAGGGAATTGAACATGAGTAAGCTCGTTTCGCTATTAGAAAAAACAGGAATCCCCTTTGCCTATGATCACTTTGCCAAGGGAGACTCCCCTAACCCGCCGTTTCTCTGCTGGCTTAATGCACAAAGCGATCACTTCCCAGCAGACGGATGCGCATACCTTAAGGTCAGTGAAGTTCACCTTGAGCTATACACGGACCGGAAAGACCCGGCTGCGGAAAAGAAAGTCGAGGACGCATTAGACAATGCGGGGATCTTTTACAGCAAGTCTGAAGTCTGGATTGAAACCGAGCAGCTTTACGAGGTGCTCTACATTTTTGAAATGGAGGATCAAGCCCTATGGGAAACAAAGTCAAATACAATCTGAAAAACGTCTACGCGGCGAAGCTGACGGAGACCGTGAAGGACGGCGTCACCACCTTCACCTATGATACGCCAAAGCCGATTCCAGGCGCCGTATCGATCAGCCTTGATGCGGAAGGTGAAACAAAAGCCTTCTACGCAGACGGCATCGTCTACTTCCGCTCCGTCACAAACAACGGATACTCCGGTGATCTTGAGATCGCTTTGATTCCGGAGTGGTTCCGGACGGACATTCTGCAAGAAGTGCTGGATGATAAAGGCGTGCTGGTAGAAAAGAGCGGCCTTAGTGACACGGTGAAGTTCGCGCTGCTCTTTGAGTTTGACGGAGACATCCGTTCTATCCGTCACGTGCTCTATTACTGCACGGCATCAAGACCGTCTCTTGAGTCGGAAACCAAGGAAGACACCATCGAGCCTGGCACAGAGAAGCTTTCCATCACCGCAGATCCACGCTCTGATGGACTGGTTAAGGCAAGATCAGGAGACACTACGGATGCGGCTGCATACGACAACTGGTACAAGGCCGTCTACCTGCCGACGGAAACGGCTGCATCCACTGGTACGGCTTCGTCATCGACATCGACAAGTGGAAAGTAAAGGAGGCTGGATATGCTTGAAAAGACAATCGAGATCAGCGGAAAACCGGTCACGTTCCGCTCGTCTGCTGCAATTCCACGTATTTACCGGCTCAAGTTTAAAAGGGACATTTTTAAGGACCTTGCGAAGCTGGAGAAATCCTACCGAAACAGGGCACGGGATTCTGAAGATCTTGAGATTGACGACCTTGAGATTTTTGAAAACGTCGCCTACATCATGGCTTATCATGCGGATCCGACAATTCCAAAGACCATCGATGAATGGCTGGACCAGTTCGAGATGTTCTCGATCTATCAGGTGCTTCCGGAGATCTTAGAGCTTTGGGGAAGCAACCTTGTGACAGATGTGCAGGCAAAAAAAGGCTTCGCAGAAGTGAGCGGGAAATGACCACCCCGCTTTTTCTTCTGCGCTGCACAGAAATCGGAATCTCTGTCCGCGACCTGGATCTGCTTTCTATTGGGCTTGTCTTAGACATCTGGACGGAGAAAGCAAACGACGGTGTGAAATACAAAAGGCTTGCAACACAGGAAGATTTTGACCGGTTTTAGGAGGTGAGGATATGCCAAGCAGAATTAAGGGAATAACCGTAGAGATCGGAGGTGATACCACCGGTCTTGAAAAAGCGCTGAAATCCGTGAACAGCACGATCCGCAGCACGCAGTCCTCCCTCAAGGATGTAAACAAGCTCCTGAAACTTGACCCGAAGAACACCACGCTCCTTACCCAGAAGCAGAAGCTGCTGAAATCATCCATCGATGCGACGAAAGAGAAGCTCGAAGGATTAAAGAATGCCCAGGTCCAGGCCAAGCAGCAGATGGAAAACGGAAGTCTCGGTAAAGACAAGTATGACGCCCTCCAGCGTGAGATTGCCGAGACAGAGTCTAAACTTAAGAGCCTGGAAAAAGAGTCCAAGAGCTTCGGGTCCGTCTCTTCACAGAGGATTGCCGCCGCTGGTGAAAAGGTAAAGTCTGTCGGTGAGAAGATGTCTGATGCCGGTGAAAAGATGACGGTTGGCTTTACCGCCCCTGTTGTTGCCGGCGCTACTGCTGCAGTCAACTCCTACGGCAATGTCGACAAGCAGTTTAACCTGGTCAAGCAGACAATGGGAAGTACAGCAAACTCTGCAGAAGATTTTAAGGGACTGTGGAACCAGATCGGCGAGTCCGCCAAGGCTTCCGTCTTTGGGATGCAGGACGCTGCAGACGCCACGCTGAACTTTGCCCGCCAGGGATTTACCGCTAAGCAGGCAACGGACATGCTGACTCCTGCGATGGATCTTGCGGCAGGCACGGGAACCGATCTTTCTGAAGTGACCTCCGGCCTTGGCAATGCGATGAAGATGTTCGGTGCGGATTCTTCCGAGGCTGCATCCTACTCTGATGTCTTAGCGAAGGCACAGGCCCAGGCAAACACAAATACCTCGGAGCTGTTCGAGTCTATTTCTGTTGCAGGGCCGATCTGCAAAACCGTCGGATGGGACATCCGCGACTTAGCAACCCTTACAGATGTGTTTGGAAATGCCGGTATCTCTGGTTCTGAAGGTGCGAACGCCTTAAAGACTGGTCTTGCCCGGCTAGCCTCCCCTGCCAAGTCTGGAGCAGCCGCCATGGACCAGCTGAAATTATCCACCGGCCAAACTTACTCCATCTTTAACGACAACGGAACGCTCAAATCCATGCCGGATGTCTTAAAGAACCTGAACAAAGCCTTTTCCGGCCTTTCCGACCAGGAGAAACTGGAAGCCGCTTCTAATATCTTCGGAAAAGAGCAGATGTCCAAGTGGCTGACCCTGATCCAAACCTCTCCGAAAGACGTCAGCTCCCTGCGAAACGCTTTAGACGATGCAGGAGGGTCCGCTGGAAAAATGTCCAAGGCCCTGATGTCAGGAACAGGAGGAACCATCGAGCAGCTGAAGTCTACCTTTGACGTGCTGGTCGTTACTATAGGTCAGATGCTTGCACCGGTGCTTCAGAAATTCTTTACTCAGCTGATTTCTATCATGAATGCAATCATGAACATGAACCCGGCAGCGCAGAGAATCGTCCTCACCCTGATCGGAATCGTCGCCGCTATCGGTCCGGTACTGATCATCATCGGAAAAATAGCTGCAGGCGTAGGAACGCTCATGACCCTCGCCCCGAAGATCGTCGCTGCGGTCAAACTGGTCCGAACAGGCATGGCCGCGTTAAATGCTGTCATGCTTGCCAATCCTGTAGGCCTTGTGATTGCAGCAGTAGCGCTTCTTTCCGCGACGTTTGTTTATCTTTGGAAGACGAATGCGAAGTTCCGTAATGGCATCATCGCTATCTGGAGCAGCATCCGTGCATTCACCGCAAAGGTCTGGGGAGGAATCAGGAAGCTCGCAATTACCACCTGGGGAGCAATCAAGGCAGCAGTTCTTTCACCTGTCCGGGCGATCCGGTCTGCAGTTACTTCCGCCTGGACAGCGATCCGGTCCACCACAGCTCGTGTCTGGAGCGGCATCAAGTCTGCGATGCTGACCCCGATCAATGCTGCAAGGGACAGGATTCGAGGCATCTTAAATGCAATCCGCAGTTTCTTTCCGCTTCGCATCGGAAACATCTTTAGTAACCTTCGGCTTCCTCACATCCATGTGCAGGGAGGAAAGGCACCGTTTGGCATCGGAGGAAAAGGATCCCTTCCGAAGTTTTCTGTGGACTGGTACGCAAAGGCCATGAAGAACGGAATGATCCTTAACGGTCCAACCATCTTCGGTGCGTCGTCGGAGAGCCTTCTTGCAGGAGGCGAAGCAGGGTCGGAAACGGTCGTCGGAACAGAGTCTCTGATGAATATGATCCGCTCTGCTGTATCCAGCGTTGGAAACGACGTGGCGAATGCGGTTCTTACCGCTAACCGGATTGCCTTAAGCGGCGACACAGGTTCTGATATTCACCTGGACGTTTATCTGTTTAAGAACGGCCCGAAGATGGGTGAAGAGATCGTGCATGCCTACGACACGTATAAAAGGAGGCTCGGATGATTTACAGCATGATAAAGATTAATGGTACAGACATCCTGCGGCCAGAAGATTTTTCTCCTCAAAGAGAAGACCTGTATGCAGCGGAGATCACAACCTGCACCGGAGATACCATTGCAGACCGAATCGGATGGCGGTATTCGGATATGAGTTTAGAGTGGGACACACTACCTCAGGCTCAGCTTGAAATTCTTCTTTCCATGAGTGGAGAGTCAACCATCACCTTTATGGGTGCAGACGGAACTTCTCATACGGAAAGCATCGTGAGGACCTCCGCCATCAGCACAGCTTCCCGCGCGACAAGTTCAGATGGAAATCCGGTCTGGTCCGATGTGAAAGTTGAGGTGAGATTCTTAAATGCTCACAATTGATGAGGAAAATAGAAAATCTATCCGGACGCCTTTCGAAGTCCACTGCGGATTTTCCGGTAGAAACGAGAAAGTTGATCTCACTTTTTCCGGGATCACCGGAGCCATCACAGACTCCAACGCTTCTGAAGCTTTGGATAATGAACACTGGGATATGCGGAATCTGACGGACCTTTCCGGAGGTGGCTTTCCACTGGATGGAAACTGCAGCCTGTATGACCCTTCTTTAACGGGAAGCCTGGAAAATGGAAAGCTGGGGTTGCGCTCTGAACTTGGAAAAACAGTTACGGTCACTGTGAGCGCGAAGACTGATATCGCAGCCCTAACCATCGCTGTCACCTCCGATGCAGCAGGCACAATCACAGCAAACGGCATTGACTACGCAGCAGGGCGGATTGTAGTGATCCCAGTCAACGGAAAATCCATTACGCTAACTGCGAAAAGCAGTGATGAGACAAGCCGGATTGAAATTGCTTCTATCACGCCTGGAATTACCTTGGAGTTTAACAATGAGAACCTGGTTTCCTGCACGCTTGCCTTGCGGTCAGATCTATCCATTATCAGTCCTTCCTGGCAGGTTTCAGAAATCGAGATTCAAGCTTACTGGCCAGATGACATTTCCGAAGCCATCAGCAATGTCGGAGATGATGTTCCGGTCTGGTACTACAGCGGATACGAAGGAGATTATTCCAAAGTCCGCTCTTTCTACTTATCAGAAAAGGCGTCTATGGAAAACAACGTCATCACGATCAAGGGAGAAGACATGAGCGCAAAGCTTGAAGAGAAAAACAACATCTCCCAGGTTCTAAACTCTACTGGTGGTAACGGAAGAAAAACGTTATATAACCGTTTTGTAAAGTTCATCACGGACTCCGGAGTAAAGCTTATCTCTCGGGAAACTGCTCCAGGAACAAACAGCAATACTTCTCCTTATACACTGATCTTTGACGAGCAGTCTTCCCGTGAGATCATCGCAGATATCATGAACCTGTCTCATAACGGATCTTTCTGGCCTGCTTTCGTAGATGCCGGGATTCCTTCTGTCACCTGGAGCAAACCAGTGAAGAAATGGGACATCTACGAAGAGGACTGCGGTGACGTCGTGCGGAGCGTGGAGAGAAACATCGCAAAGATACAGACGGATTCTGACTATGGCCTTCTGTCAAAGGCGGTCCGATCGCAAAAGCTCGTCACGCTTGAAACCAAAAGCGTAAAGACGAATGAAGGCTATTCCCATAATCCGGACGGCTACTGGTGGTACCTTACCGTAAGCAATGCGAAGTCTGTTCTCGCCACCGCAAACCGGATCGTCTGGACCGCAAAGAAATCTACGGTTTCCAAGAAGGTAAAAGAGAAGACAAAGAAACGCTACAAGACCGGGAAAAAGAAGGGACAACCGATTTATCGGACGGTTACAAAGAAACTGAATCAGTGCGTTGTAAAAGGAAAAGAAGTCACGCTGACAAAAGAACAGTCTGCCATCATCCATTCTGGAAAACGCCCAGGAAGCGCAGTGTCCGTTGATCCGATAGCGCACGGGAAAATCTACGGCGGAACGACGCTGCTTTACCCAGACTATGCGTATCTCTTCAGCCGGTCAAACATCACCGGCTCCTTCACATTTAAAGGTGATCCCAGGATGCAGCCTAGAGACATCTTTTCCTTTCATCGCTTGGATGGAAACGTTGAAACCTGCACGATTGAAACGATCACACTGACTCACGCGGGTGGCGGAACGAAAGCGGAGGTTACATACCGGAAGGGGGTGTGTTAATGATTACATAAATCATTGACAGAAAAATATATTACAAAAACAGTTTTACACTAATTAAATCAATGGAGGTTTATTATGGCAGTAATCACAAGGCACAGTAAGTTAATTGATATTCCAACAAAAACAATTTCGGGAATTGAGATGACAGCTACAGATGCAATGACCATCGTCAATAATGATATTTACTGCATTTGCAGTAAACATGATAAAAAGAGTGTAGTGAATAAAATGAAATATCCGGTCGTCATGCACAAATTCTATAATTATCTTCCGGAAGGAAGTTCTGGAAAAACAGATTACTCTGTGGTGACTACATCCGCCGGAAGTAAGATCATCGCAAGACATTCTAACAGTATCACGTATCATAACCATCTGTTTTATATGGTAACAAGAAATGGTACAGGATCAGAAAACCAGATTATGGCCTTTGGATCTGATGGGGTTATCACAAATAAATATACCTACGCAGGTGGAGAAATCGCTACAATTAATTTTTACAAGGAAGTAGATGGTGTTCTCTATTTTCTCATCTCAACGGGTGGTGGCGATAAGGTGCCATACAAGATAGTGAAGATTTCTGCTTCGAAGCTTGTTAGTACCGGAGTATCCTTTCACGTGATCGCTCCTGACAATGATTACTCTGAAGGCAACGACAGCTATTACGATCTTGCCACAAAACAACTGTATGTCACGAAATTTAAAAGAATCGATGATACGATTGTTAAGAACAACAGAATTTATCAGTATGACTTTGATCGTACGCTCAGTGGGTCTTCATTATCTTTCAATGCCAAGCGCGTTCTTCAGATTGACAGCAACGATGACGAAACAAAATTTGAAATTGAAGGTCTGGCAATATATGACAACAAAAAGTACGTTTGTGCAAATGTTGTCATCGGAAATGCTACAGATGGCAGTGATGGGATTTTTAAATTATACGTATAAATCTGTTTATACAATCACTTCGGTCTAAAAAATAAGCCGCATAACTGATAGCCGCAGCATGTATTATTACAATCGCAGTGGACATATATGCTGTGGCTCTTAATCTTGTTTTTTCATCCCCATCGGATACAATTTATCTGATATAATTTAGATAAAGAATTGTTCTATCGATGAAAAACAAGGGAGTGATCAGAATGAAATATTCAAATACAAAAAAGAAAATACGACTCACCTCTCTCCTTATTTCAATACTTATGATAGGAAGTATGATAATAGGACTGGATGCAGTACCCTCCTATGCTTCTACCGTCAGATACAAAGGAATTGATGCCAGCGTCAAAACAGTTGATCTCAATTCTGTTCAACTTTCCTGGAAACCGCGAAAAGGCGTTGTAAAATGGAAGGTGCAAATCAAGCGTCCGATATATTCAAATGGAAGAGATCTGACAATGAGGAAGCCATTTCATACCATTGCCAGTTTAAAGAAGAAAACCACAAAGTATACGGTCAGAAATCTGACCACGAATAGTTACTATAATTTTCGCATCCTAGGATATACAAAACGTAAAGGGAAATTGGTTTTGACCTATAGGACTTCTGATACTCAACTGTACGCGTTGACCGGTATTAGTCAACCAGCCTTTACTTATGGTGATTGGTATGATTACTACTACACTCCAACGGAAATAGAGCTGATGGTGGATGGTCACGACGTTGGAATAGATCCCGATTACCTTCAGATATATCGGAAAAATTTAGATATATCTGGCAGTGCATATCAAAAAATTGCAACGATCAAAGCTTCTCAAAACATGTACATGGACACTTCTGTAGAACCCGGTAAAACGTATCGGTACAAGGTCCGCGGCTATAAGGTGGTCAACGGAAAAAGAGTATACTCAGAATTTAGTCGTACCGAAACAATTTCAGCAGTCAATCAAACCGGCACATTCAGTCTGAAAAAGATTTCCTCCTCGGACAAGAAACATACATTAGAGGTGAAATTGACCAGCGATGATAAGTATAATGATGATTTAAGACTTATGTCTAACTATTACAACTTTAAGTTATCTATTGAAAATGATCCGCATAGCGACCATCCACTGCAGCTCCTTAGTTACAGCACTGATGGCATGTCATGGACCGATGTGAATCCTTCAAAGACAGATATTACCCTGAAGGGTGGCGATAGCATATATTTAAAGTTAAAAAATATAGATAGCAACAAATTGAAGATATCTGACGCTGCCGGGCTCTATATGTTAATAGTATATGGAGGTAATTACTCTTATCTTACAATTCCTTTTGACGGGAGTGCTAAAAGTGAATACACTGACCTATGTTAAAAATTTCGTTATCAATAAGCAATCGTCTGAAACTAAAAACAAGCATTATGAGCTGATTTGGCATCTCTTCGGAGATGCTTTTTTATTAGGAGAAAAAAATGACATGGATGGAACCCAAAACCGACTGGTCCGGAACTGACCGAGTCAAGTGCACTGACATGAACCGCATCTGCTCTAATCTGAATCTCCTCTATCCGGACGGGAAGCTGAAGGAGGATTACACCGATAATGACTTCGTGACGCTGTCACAGTGGCACCAGATCTTGTCTTCTCTTCAGACAATGCTTGCCGTCACCGGACTAACGGAGTCAGTTCCAGGAGATGAAATGACGAGCGAAACATTCAGCCAGGTGGAAAGTCTGACGCTTCAAATCAGAAACCGGATCCTTTATCTTCTGGATCAGACGAAGGCAGCTTCCTACAGCGGAGATCAGGTTTATGCCGCAGATACTTATGCAACAGGATATTAAGGAGGATACAGCATGGCTTTTATTGACAGAGTGGTTGAACACCCGGGGAGGTTCACCTTAACCAACGCGGATACTGGAGAGGTGCTCGGGACTTTTGATCTTACCCGGGCAGAAGGAACCGTTACGACGGAAGGTACGCAGCTGAATGCTGCGAATCTGAATCAGGAAATCTCAGGAGCGATCACACAAGTGACAGAAAGCATCGGAGATTCCATTGATTCCAGGCTCTCGGCTTTTAGCATTGATGCGAATCAGAATGTGAGTGTGCGTAACATCCAGAGAGGACGTGTATTGGTTAGCGCAAAGAAAAACAAGGTCGCGACAAAACATGTGAACTTTCCAAAAGCCTTCACGACTATCCCCTCCGTCACCATCGCCCCGATCTCGTCAGTTCCAAACAAGATCTCTTGCAGCGTGAACAAAGTGACGACAAAGGGTTTTGATTTATGCATGTACCGAACCAGCGATACAGACACCGCTTTCGGATGGATTGCCGCGCTGTAAAGGAGAATGCCATGGTTGTAAAAACGGAGTTTAACAGACAAGTCTACTACTTACACTGCGCCTTTTCTGATGATGAAGATGGAACAAACTTTTCCCTGACCGAATATGACGATGCACTGATGACAGGCACATACCGCGATCAGTCAGAAACAGAATCAACAGATCCGGCAAGGTACAGCTGGAGCTATCTTGCTACAGACGAACCCATCGAAGAGGATGACGACGACATAAGTGAGCAGCTTCTTGAGCTTGAAGAGATTGCAGACCAGCTTTCTGCAGATTCTTCAACTTCAGACATGGATCTCTCCTCTTCGCAGCACAATACCGATACCGAAATCGGAAACGTGAATCTTCTGATTGGAACAAACAGAGGATTAAACGGATGGAGCGCCTCTCCTACCCTCTCGCTGTTTGAAACAAATACAGTAATCTATACCGACCTGGATACAACTGATTTCCTGACCGTCACCTGCAATGTTTCTAGCAAATCCTGGATTGCTTTTACAGCTGACCAGCTTCGGAAAATCCTCGCGCAGGAAACAGAAGGAAGCAGCTATACCTTAAGCCTTGATATTCGTCAGTCCGACATCTTTACGATCCCAGTAAGTGTCAGGGACGAGGATGGAAGCAACATCCAGATCACCTTCGATGTGATCGACAATTCTTCCGATGAACCGGACAGAGATAATACCGATGCCTGGATTCATTTTGCATCCACTGCTTTATCTACTGGTGCAGGAGAATCTTCACAGATGCTTTTTATGGATCTTTCCTCTATGCCGGAGGGTGCGACAATTGATATTGCGAACCTGAAGGTTGAGGAAGGCGCTCTTTCGACTCCCTGGAGGGAATCTCTAGAGGAGATCAACGCCAAAGCAGACGCTGCCAAGGATGCAGCGGATGATGCAAAACAGACCGCAGACGAACTGGATGGCTCCGTTTCCACTCTTCAGGAAGACGTCTACGGAGACGGCGGAATCACAGAGACCATTACCGGGCTTGTCGGAGAGACAAAAACGGTGACGGATGAAAATGGAGAAGCCGTCTATGATGAGATCACCTATACCGATCCGGACGGAACGGTGCACACTGAGAAGGTCGCAAGGACGGAGCGCATCCCCGGAAGACTGGATGCGATAGATCAGCAGGTGCAGGAAGCAGGAAGCAAAGCGCAGCAGGCCCTTGACGGCCAGGCAGAGCTTCCTTCCATTAAGACATCCGCAGAAGAAGCCAAACAAATCTTAAAAGAATGGGCTTTCGATGACGGCACCGGCAGTATCGACGGTTCCAAGATTGCCAAAGGCACGATCACCTCGGAAAAGATTGCAGCAGGAGCCTTACTCATTTCCAACTTTTCAAAAGAAGCCTTGGCTCTTATCCATGAACCGCTGAAGTACATCCGCTCAGCTGCCGTAGATGGGGAGCTTGTGATTGAGATTGGTGAAGAAGGATCTCCTTACAAGGTTACGATTTCCAAAAAAGGAATGAACTTGTATGCAGGCGGCACTGTTGCTGCCTTTTTTACAACCGATACGATGAAGATCACGAAAGCAAGAATCCTTCAGTCCATCCGCTTCGGAGCGGAAAACGACGGAAGAGATGATTTCGCTTTTGTTCCACAGCCAAACGGAAATCTGTCCTTCAAATTATTAGAAGATACGGAGGAATAAGAAATGCCAGTAAGCATTACAGCATCGATTACAGAAAACAGCATCTCGGTCGATAACAACTCATCTAGCGTTACCGTTAAAGTAAAGGCAGCTTGGATCAGTGGGTTCTTTGACCATAACCCACCAAAGCTTACGGTCGCCATCGACGGTGTAAAATACACGAAAAGCGTCAGTCTAAACCCAAACAACACGACCAGCGGAAGCAATACCATCTACAGCAAAACACTGGATATCGAGCATAACTCTGACGGGTCAAAGAAACTGACCGTCTCTGCATCATACGCAACCAGCACGAGCTCAGGAACCGTAAAAGATTCTTTAACGAAAACACTCACAACGATCGCAAGGAAATCTGCTCCTAGCTGTCCTTCATCAGCTCTGCTTGGAGATACCATCACGATTGCAACTAATCGAAAATCCTCATCGTTTACGCATACATTGACTGCTTCCTGGAACGGAAAAGAGACTACTATTGCAACAAAAACCACGCAAAGTTCCGTCAGTTGGACGATTCCTTTTTCCTGGTGCACCGCAGGAGCTTCCGGGAAGTGCACGATCACCTGCACCACATATAACGGAAGTACCTCTCTTGGGAGTAACACATGCAACTTAGCTCTTCAGAGACCAGGAACAAGCGTTCTTTATCTTCCTGCTTCTTCCTGCATGGTTGATGGAGCAAGCGCTGTAGACATCAATACCCAAGGGAACTCGATCGGATACACGCACCGTTTGTCGTACGCTGTAAATGATGTAACAGGGACAGATGGCATCGCGGATCCCACGGTAGCAGAAAGCACAACATTTATGCCGCCCATAAGCCTTCTTGATCATATCACAGAAGCTGAGTCCGCATCCTGCACGATTCGGCTGGATACTTGTTATGAAGATACCGTGCTTGCCACAGACCGTACATCGCTTTCGCTGATCGTCCCGGCTTCAGTTATCCCGAAGGCAGAAATCACAGCAGTTTCCGATACGGTGACCTGCAGCAAAGACAGCACACAGACGCTTCTAGAGCACTACGGTGCATTTGTCTCCGGGAAGTCCATCCCGGAGATGACAGTCACCGGAACAGCGAGCTACAGCTCACCGATAAAGACTTACATCGGAAGCTTTTCCAGCGGATCAGAAGTCACTTCTTCTGATTCTGTGATTACTTCCGATCAGGCAATCAAGGAGGGCGACACCAGTTTTACGGCTTCTGTAACAGACGCAAGAGGAAGAACCTCGGAAACATCTGAGCAACCCGTTACTGTCCTTTCCTATACAGATCCTAAAATCAGTACTTTTACTGCAACAAGAATGTC